TTTTACTATATCCTCTAAATCATCTTGCTCTAAAAATGGAAATTGTTTTACAAGTTCGTTTATAGGAACTTCTTTAACTTCACCAACGTAGTAGATGTCGTCAAAATATGGAGATTCTGTGTAAGAGTAAACTAAATCAGCAGGGTCAACGTAATTAATAGTTACACCTTCTGATGTGTTAAATTCTGTTTTTACAGCGCCAATACCTAAAACAGTTAAATCATAATAAAAACGTTTTGATATTAAATCGTAATTATTACCTTCCATTAAAGTTTTTATAGCTTGTTCTTCCGCTAATTCAATAGACTGCTTGTAAGTTAATTGCATGTGCAACATTAACTCTTCATCACTTTGCGGTAATTCTTTAGGATCGTTTTGTGTTAATTGCACGCCAAAAGCTTGCTCAGCGAAGTTTGTTAATTCTTTTGTTTGCATGTCAGTCATTAAAGACTGCATATAATTAGTTCTTTCTTCTACACTAAAAGGATCTTGAGAAAAAGCCTTAATATCGTACATACGATCGGTTAAACCATTTACAACTATATCGACAAACTTAGGTATAATAGGCACTGGTTTCCAGTCTAAATTTAAATAAGATAAATCACCGTTTATAGATAATTCATCTTTATATTTTTGTATTGGCTGTTCACCTCTTGCGTACAACCTTAAATTATGAAAATTATTTTTATTAGTAGTATATCTAGCTTGATTATAATCATTGTAAAACCACTCTGTTTCAATTGCTCTAGCAACTTTTAAACCATAATCATAACTTAATTTTTCAGCATCACTTACTACTTGACTTGGAAAATAACCTTTTATAACAGACTCTGCCATATATTTATTTTATTATTTTAGAACTATAGCCATCATTTTTATATCTAGCTATATTTATGTTTAATTTTTGTTTTTCTATATTTGGATTAGGCTTATATAAATGCCTATTACAAGCCATTATTGCTAATCCACTGCTAATAGAAGCATCAAATTTTGTACGTTTGTTTATATCAAACTTTGCCCAATCATTTAAAGTTCTATTAAAATACATACTACCGTGATTACCTGTTTGCATTAGGCCAACATGGCCTTGTATATACATTTCAATTGCCGCAGCATGCGCTTGTTTTATATCTTCGCTTGAGTTTGGTATACCACCTATTTCTTTTTCAGCTGTAGATAATTTATTCCATATTCTATCAGGTCTATTCATGCTATAACCCCTGTAACCTCTACGCCTTAAATAATATAGTAAACGTGGCTTGTTGTTTTCTGCAAGCATTGGCATACCATAAAATACTAAAGCCATAAGCACATCTTCAAAAAATATATCAGCTGTTTGTGGTCTAGCTAAATATTCTAAAAAAAAGTGATTAGGCGGTGCTTCTTCCATAGTAAATTTAGTTAGCCCATGTAGAGATCCTTTAGAACCTTTACCATCTACAGTTCCTGATATATCATAACTATCACAACCAAAAGCGCCTAAGTGCTCATTACCAGGATATTTTATACCGTTTTTTATTGCTATTCTATTTTGTAAATTAGTTGGTGGTACCCAACTTATTTTAAATCTACCTTTTGGATCTGGGTAAAATATAACCTGTGTGTCTTTTACCCCATTAACCCATTGAAAATTACCAACACTTAAAGCTGGTTTTACTTCTTCATTATAATCTATTTGCTCGTATAGTTTAACTAAGTTAAATATACTGTTTTTTGTTTCATCTCTAAATGCGTGTTCTTCAGTACGTGGAAACTGTCTGTAAAATTCATTTAAAGCGTCTTGATCTTGTTTTAAACCATCAGCCTCGTTTTGCCAATGGTCTATTATTCCATAATCAATTAATTCTCCGTCAGGTCCGTATACATCATTACTTGGATTATTAAAGATTGGATTTCCGTATTCATCAATAAATCCTTCGTAGTTCCACTCCATTGGGATAAAGAGAGAATAAAGGCCAGACTTTGTTTGTCCATTACGATTTCTTCTTGTGGCATCAGAGTCATAGTATAGTTTTTTAAAGTTATCTCCACCTTTGTCAAGGGCGTTGGAAGTTGAGCCCATCATGCATTTACCTACTATTCTACTACCTAGTCTTAAACATGTTTTTGTAACACGCCAATTATTTAGTATGTTATCAGGTCTTTCCCATTTACCACTTTCGTCATGTACTAACAAGGTAAGCTTTTCTCCGTCATAACTGTTATCACCTGTATTTTTCCAATCAATAGTAGTATCAAGTCCAACCAAGTCTTCCTGCTGTTCGTTTGCAGTAATCTTTTTACGCGTGAACTTACTTGCAGGAACCCTATAAGCAAGCTCAGACTTAGGTCTATCCATACCATCTTGAATTGGTTTGAAAAAGAATGGATAGTTGACTGATATTGGAACAACTTTGTCTGTAAACATTTTTTTAGCATCTGCACCACTTTTTGATAATATACCATATCTACTATCACTTGATATAGTAGCTAAGTTAACAGTTTCAGCTGAAGACATGAAGGAAAATCCAGACCTACGATTTTTAAGATAGCACATACCGTAACATCTTTTATCAGCTTTACAAGCTTCCCAAAATATATAAAATATTCTGTTAGCTTCTCTAAAGTCAGGCGCGCCTACATCTATTTTACTCCACTGTAGATACATATAATGACTACCAGTTATATAAGTTGGCTTACCATTATTGTTAAACCAAAACCCTTCATCTCTTCTTTTAAACTCCTCGTCTATGTAATCAAACCATTGATCTTTATGTTCTTCAGGATAAGATCTCCAGTCAAATATATTTTTAAGTCTTGCTAGTTCTTTTGGGTAATCTATTCTTTGCCACTTATGCTTGTTGTGCACATGCACTTTGGTTGGCACTTTTGGTAAAGCAATACGTAAACCTTGCACTTCAATAATTTCACCAACTGTACCGTTTTTTGATATAACGATAATATCATGTTCTTTACTATATCCATATTTCCATTTTTTGCCTTTATTCATACGAGTTATAGTCGTACGCTTAACAGGTTCAATTGTTTTAATTAATGTTTGTTCGTAACTCATCTTGATCTACCTTCGGCAAAACCTTTAAACACTTTGTCTTTTTTTTCTACTTCTCTGCCTTCAAGTATACTTTCTTCTTCTTGTATTCTGTTTAATATTTCAAATGCATCAAATATAGCTAGCTTTTTTGTTGCTGCAGCGTTTTTTAATCTATCAGCACTAACATCATCTTCTGTGTTTGTGATAATTTTTTCTTTAGCAACATTGATTAATTCTTCAACTGCCCTGTGCCCAGCTTGGATTATAAGCTTCTTCGTTTCCTTGATATTCATATTTAATTGTAATAAATTTAGTATATACTCTATAAAGTAATTCGCCATCAACAACAAATTCATAACTTGATTGCGGTGTAAAACCTACAAGATCGTTTATTTTAAACGTGCCGTCGGTATATTTTATAATTCCAGTATTCTCTTGTACTTCGCTATTGTTATAATTGTCTTGATTTTTTATTGGCTTAACCCAGCAAAAGCCTTTTGGAGTCAACCAGTTTTTATTTTGTTTGTATAAAAATATTTGATCAGGATATACAATATAAGTATTTTCATTAAAATAGTTTTTACTATTTTTTTCTATACCTTTTACATTATACCAACGTCTAAACACATTGTGATGTAATATTACTTCATCACCTTTTTTTATATTTGTATCGCCAATTATAGGTGTTGATATTACTTTTGCTTTTCTATTAACGTATTGATGGTTGAAGATTTCAGTGTTAATTATTAACTCTTTATCTTCAACCTTCTTTACGTTATCATATCTTTGTCCTATAGGCGTTACAACAAAGTTGTAAACGCTTTTCATTAGTATTCTAAATTATATTCAATAGACACTGCCATGTTTTTGTTAAAGTCTTTCCAAGGCAATACATCTTTATTTTTTCTAATATATATAGAAAATTTATTTTCTTCTTCTACAATATCACAAATAATATGACCACCATATACTTCTTGGCCTACAGCATAGTGCATAGCGTCGTTTTTATAATCTTTACCAATACTAATCTTCCTTATTAGCTTGCTCATCTTCTCTTATTATTTCACCAGTCTCAATGTTGACATTTATAGTTCCATAACTTTTTTCAAGTTCACTTTGTAAAAGTTTTAACTCATCTTGAAAACCAGCTACTTGATGACATAAGCCGTGCTTTGCTGTTTCGTGTCTACCAATTTCCATTTGATACTTGTTAATATTACTAACTGTTGATTGTAATTTATCAAGCTCTTCTTTTGTAATGTTTGTAGGTTTGAGGTCTACCACCTTTTCTTTTTTTTCCATTTTATTTAATTTAAGTTAATTTATAATCCGTGAATATCTTTTAAGTAGTAGTTCACGTCTACTATTTCTTGTGTTGTTAATGATCTTTGCCAAAGTGCTACTTCGTGTATTATTCCGTCAAAAAACTGTGACGAACCATCTTTTGTACCTAATATATTTAAATCAAAACCACCAGGATTTTCTCCTTCAGCTTCGTTGATTGAAGTGTCTGTGTCTGGTGTTAATTCCACACCATTTTTAAAAAACTTAAATACATTACTAGCACCAGCACTTCTGTTTAATAACACTAGCACTTTTGTACTAGTTGGAAAAGTAGAGCCATCAGAGCTAAAAATAATATCTGTTGTTACGTCACTAGTATCTGATCTAAATCTAAATGCATTAGTGTCTTTTATTGATAACAAATCAAAATTATCTTTACCAAGTATACTGTTTACAGTACTTGATTCTGTGGTTACAACAGCGGCAAAACAAAAACCTTGATTTTCATTTATTGTTATTGTATTTGCTAAATCATAGTGGTCGTTCTCACTTTCTTCAAAATCTAAACCACCATCAGATACCACAGCTTGATCACCTTCAGTACTTTGCGTTGCATGATTATTGTTACCAGATGAATCAGTCCATTTAGCAGCTGTTACACCAGTATTATTTTTAAGCCATAGAACTAAGTTTGCAGCGTTAGTAGTAGACATCGTAGCTTGCAACAAATCTGGAAATGCGTTGCCGGATGAATTATCATATATTAATCCTGAACTAAGACCTAACATTACTCTCCTATATAAGCTACTACACTACCATCACTAACATCAATTTCAGTCCAACGCCCATATATTACAACTCCTTTTGGAAAAGTAACTGAATCAACAACTTTACCTCCAGATCCTTCGTCTGTAGTTTCTGATCCACCTGCTAAGTCATGAGCTGGTTGCTCTGTGCTAATATATACATCACCTGTTTTAGTAGATACATCTGTCGCTGCAGAACCTGATACTAATATTCTTTCAGCAACTAAACCTCCGCTTGAATCAAAAACAGTATCTGTAAGCATTTGAACAGCTACAAAAACTTTTCCAGTAGGTGGTTTTATAGCATCGCTACCAGACGTAGTATAAGCACTACCTAATTGTCCGAAGCCATAAGAGACTTCTGTTGAATTTATTCCCATTATTTTTTTACTTTTTCTAGTGATCTACCACCGAAGTAAGCACCGATCACAGTTATTAATACTAATTGCAAAAGATCTACATATGAATCTTTTACATCGAATTTTATAAAGCCAGCGTCTATAAATATAAGTAACATTGTACATATTACTAAAAATATTAACACTAGCGGTCTTATGTTTTTACTTAACCACGAGTCAGAGTTCATATCTAACTTCCATCTTTCAGTTACTTGCTTTTGCATTTCAGCTTCGTAACCCATTATCATATCTTTTATTTTAGCTTGTGCAGCTAATTTTTCTTCTTTAGTTGTAGTTAGATTATCTAATACTCCACCTACATTTTTTACAAGTTCTCCAGCTCCTGCTGAAAACACTTTACTTAATATACTCATAATTTATTTTTTAATATCCACCACCTCCACCACTTGAACTACCGCCACTACTAGAAGAAGAACTCGGAGGAAGATTAGTATTTTGCTGTACTTGCGCACTTGTAGCGCTTTGCGTTGCTTGTCTAACTTGTATAGGTTGTAAAGGATTTGCTACTACATTTAAATTTGCTGCTTGTATATCAGCATGGCTAAAACCCGCCATATAACCTAATTGCCCTAACAAAACGTGAGTATGAAAACCGCTTATATTATATTGTCTACCCCACAACTCTGCTTCTTGCCTTGTTGTAAATAAAGGTATACCATCTATATTACCTATTAAACTCATACGTTTTGTTTTATTCCGTTACCATTATTAGCATCATGCTCCCAAGGAAAATCATCACTACCAGCTTCTTTTGCAACACCATCTACAATTATCATATCTTTACCATTAATAGTTTGTCTAGGGTATGTAACACCGTTAAACTTTACAAAGTCATCACCATAAGCTAGTTTACCTACGCGCATGTCTGTAGCATGTCTCATTTCGTGATTTATTACTTGTCTTTCTTCTTCACTACCAGGAGTTATATTACTATTAATATATATACTACCGTCCATGTTTGCTTCACCCATTATATTTTCACCTAATGGTTTTCTAACTACAGGCGTACCAGGAACTGAAGCGTTGCCACCTGACTCTTTACCAAAGCTTAACTTATTTTTAATTACACCATTTGCGGCATAATTACCCCTTTCTGATCCTAGTTTAAACCCCATTATCTATCAATATCTTTTATCATATCATCTATAGCTTTGTTATAAACTTTATCTGTATATGATTTGTTATTAAAAAAAGTGCTACGTTCAGATATAGGCAAGTCTTCTTCACCTAATAACACTCTATATATTCTACTTATCAATTGAGAACATTTAAACGACGTTTTAAATACTGAATATTTAATAGTTGTTCTGTTACGATGTCTCCACGTTTCTATCCAACCTTCACGCTTTAACCGTTCCCATCTATTTTTATCCCACGAGTATGTATATGTACCGTTGATAAAATCGTTTCGTGTAAATCTTTTTTTACAATCTAAATAAATTAATAATTCTAAGTCTGCGTCTTTTATCCCGTAAGTCTTACAGGCCCATTTTCTAACGAGCCTGTAATACTTAAGGATATTCATATCACGCAAATCTTGCGCGGTTAATCTCATTTAAGATTAATTTACGTCAGCAGCAGTAATAGTAGTAGCTCCTAAACCAGCAACAATGTTTAAAGATGTGTTAGTATCGTCAGTAATAACAATACACTTACCACTTTTAACAGATGCTTTACCTAAAAGATCAAGAATCTCTTTAAGTCTTAGAGCTGAAGTACCATCAGCACATGCTACAGATACAGCTTGCTTGTTTGCTCCCTCTAACGAAGCACAAAGTAAAGCATCGTCAGCTGCGTGCCAAGTTGTTTTAGACAACGGAAAAGCAGTAGCTGCTTCCGCTGTGTCTTTAAATAATACAAAAACTTCTCCCATTTTTAAATAGTTTTAATGATTAATAATTCGTTTTAATTTTTAAGTTTAAGGTTTATGGTTTGTGGTTTAGGTTTAATCTATAAAGTTATTACGATACTGTAATATGTGCTACATCAGCAGCATAACCAGATACGAAATAATTTACACCATTACTTACTATAGTAACTCTATCTCCTAATACTGCACCAGAAATAAATACTATTTCATCAACAGCAGTTTCTGCGTGAGTAGCAGCACCACCATCAGCTCCAGATACACCACCAACGATAGTGTCTTCAGCCGTGTTGTTTGCAATTGTTACTGCGTTTGCAGCAACTGTTCCTATAATAAATTCAGCGTTCCAACCTCTGTCAATTGTAGACATTAAAGGTAACGTAATTTCGTACGCAGACGCTTGGTTAATAATAAATGTAGTACCAGAATCGCTGTTTGTTAAAGTTTTAGCAGCAGCAACGTCTACAATATTCTTTTTTGTATCAAAAAATACTCTTCCCATTTTTGTTATTTTTTTAATTAATAATTAGTTTAAGCAATTAAGTGTCGGGTTGTAACAACTTAATCTATCAATACTACATCAACATTTCTGATAACATAGTATAGAGTTTCTTTATACTGAACACCGTGGCCTGCGTGTTTGTCGTAATATACAACGTCACCATCTTTTATACCTTCAACTAGATTACCAACAGATATAGCCTTAGCCTTTATATATCTATTGTCATCATCTATGTTTTCAGTCATTATAAGACCTGCCACTTTCTTTTGTTCAGTTTTAATTTTTTCTACGATTATATAGTTATTGACTGCTTTCATCTGTTCTCATGTTTGAAATTACACAATCAGCTGACATAATCGTTGTTGCTACACTTACAGCGTTTTTAAGTGCAGACTTAGTTACAAGCACTGGATCTACAATACCTGCTTCTATCATATTTATTTCTTTACCATCAACAACGTTAATACCTACACCATTACTAGGCTCTGAAGTTTTAACTATACCTGCATTGTCTAATATTGTTTGGTAAGGTGATCTTATAGCGTTTATTAAAGTTTTTTCAGCTTCATTAGCATAAACAACATTATGAGCTGCGTTTAGTAGTGCAATACCACCACCTGGCACTATACCTTCTTGCAAAGCTGCTTTAGTAGCGTATATAGCGTCTTCAACTCTATCTTTCTTTTCTTTTAATTCAACTTTAGAGCTAGCACCTACTTTAACAATACCAACACTACCTGATAGCATAGATAGTCTTTGTTCTAGTTTTTTCTTAATAAAACCATTTTTTTCTTCAGCAACTAACTTTGAAACTAAATCTATACGCTCTTGTAAATTGTTTTGATTTTCTTCTATTGTAGTTATAACAGTATTATTGTCATCTGTTGAAGCATACTCAGCTTCACCTAAGTAATTAATATCTATCAAATCAAGATCATCACCTAGTTCTTCGTCAATTACTGTAGCACCTGTTAGTATAGCTAAGTCTTCAGTAGTATCTTTTTTAGTAGGACCAAAGCCTGGTAAGTCAATAATGTTGACTTTTATATTACCTTTTACTTTATTCATCATTAATGCAGCTTTTACACTTTGTGCAACTGGTGCTACTATTAATAAAGCCCTACCTTTTTTAATTACATGCTCTAATATTTTCTGTATTTTACGAATATTAGGTATTTCGCTAGAAACTATTAGTATATATGGGTTTTCTAGCTCACATTTATGTTTTTCTGCGTTTGTTACAAAGTTTGACGATGTTAAACCGCAGTCTATTTGCACACCATCAACTAAATCTACGTAAGTTTCGTCAGTTGGTGACGTTTCCATTAAAACTACGCCGTTTTTACCAACTTTTTCGTAAGCTTCAGCAATAATTTTACCAAGTTCTACATCATTATTGCATGATATAGCAGAAACATTGCTTAACATGTCACCTTCTACGTCAATTTTTATGTTTTCAAGATGGTTATTTACTTTTTCAAGGCAAGAATTTATACCGTTTTTAATATCTCTTGTAGAAATGCCGTTTTTTTGAGCTTCTATTGCCTCTTTTAACAAAGCTTGAGCTAAAACAGTAGCTGTAGTAGTACCGTCACCTGCTTCTTTTACAGTGTTTTGTGCAGCTTCTTTAATTAAAGTAGCTCCAATATTCTCAACCGGATCATATAAGACTACGCTTTGCGCAACGGTTACACCATCTTTTGTAATCACCGGTTTGCCGCGTTGATCTTCGTATATTACGCACTTCCCTGAAGCACCTAATGTTGATTTAACGGCTTGTGCTAGTTTATCAACACCAGCTATTATTCGTTTTTTAGCTTGATCGCCAAAGTTTAAGTCTTTGACGATCTCGCTAGGTAAGTTGTATTCCATTTAATTTAATTTAATTTAATTTACTCGAAAGTTTTAATAACCTTTGGGCCTTTTGTAGCCTCTAACTTTTTTGAGAAATGGTCGATGCTTCCGTCAATTGCTGCTTCTGCACCTTCTATGGTTTCTCTTCTAGTTACATCGTGCCATTCACCTTCTTTTGTGTCAGACACTTCCGTTTGGTAAAAACCATTTGGCAACTGAGTTATCCTCCAGTTCTTTTTGTCTGCAAGATGTGTCCAGTGTTCTATAGTTTTTTCACTCGGTTTTTGGTTGCTAGTATATGTACTAGTCTTATAATATAAATAAGTCATTTTGGTTTTATTTAGGTTTACAGAGGAGGTTTATTCTCGTTTCGTACCGTGTCCTCTGTTTCCACGATTCGATTTTATGCTTGTAAATCTCTTTGTTTTATGGTCGTAGTCCTTTCCGCTGATGTTCTTTCCGGCCTTGATGGCAGCACGTCTTTTACGCTGATTTTCTGCCTTCTTTTTTTTACGAGCAAACGTTTTTGCAAACGCTAAATCTCTCTTTTTTTTATCAGCCGCAGCTTTAGGTGAAAGTTTTTGTTTTGCCATAGTATTATTATTACATAGTAAACGAATAATTTAAAAGTGTGACAATAGGGTGCTACTAAGGATTATTAATAGGCTTGTGTCATAAAAAAGTTATTATAAATATTGGACTGAATTATAGCGCCACTACCCCCGCCACGCCATGTGTAACCAAAAACGTTTTAGATATAGCGGGCCCCACCTTGTTTTTTCATTTTTATATAAATTTTTTTGTAAATTACTATTATAATTTTACAAAGTAAATACGAAACTATTTTGATAATAATAATGTAAAACGAAACGAAATAAATTTACACAATGAGAAAAGTCGCGCAGTACATACTAAGTAGTTTTTATAAATAAATAAACAATATACTTTTACAAACTAAAAACGATACTCATTTGATAATATAAATGTAAACAATGTATAACTAATAAATAAATAAATATGAATATATTAAAGTCAAAAAGATTTGTAGTAAGAAAATCTTTAATAGGTAAAAATCAAGTAATAGAATTTACAAATAAAAAAGGTGACACATATACTTATAATCACGACAAAGTGTGGGAAGTAATGAAAGATAAACTAGAAGCAATGCCATGTTGGCTAAAGTACAAGTCGTACACTGCAACTAACAACATACCATTAGTATGTAGAAACATAGAGTTAGTATAATAACTCAGACTCTAAACAACCACTCGTGAAGTACCGATTAGCGAGAGGTGGGTCAAGTCGCAACTGACACGACTTAAAACAATGTAAGTATAAGTAGTCTTGGAGCAGAGGTGAGTTCGATTCTCACGCTACTACTATGATAATAATAAATAAAATAACAGGTAGAGATGTTTCTCGTGAGTACCTTGCACTAATGAAAGGTATTATCACTAGAGATGAATTTGAAGTAATAACATTAACAAATAAATAATATATGAGTAAAGTAAGAGATAACTACTTAGCAGAAATAATAATAGTATTAGTAATAACTGTAATGTTAGTAAGTTCTTGTGGAAGTACATACACTTGCCCAGCATACTAATGATAGAAGATATAATATACTTAATAAAGTATACTTGGAAAGAGTCGTGGAAAGTAGTGTTAATATGTACTATAATAATATTGCTACTACTTTTTACAAACTAAATACGAATAAAGTAAGATAATATAATAAAATTAAATATGAATAGAATAAAATTCCTTAAAAACAACTACATACAACTAAACACTACAATATACCGACCATATACTATTTGCGAACTAGCAGATACTCGCTTCGGTCAAGTAGATGAAGATGGTAACTCTTATATCACTGAATGGTTTAACTACAAAGGCTTTACTTATGTCGCAGAATAAACTAAACTTAACAATAGAAAAAGCGCACGGTAATATGTACAAAGTAGAAATGCGTGACCACTACTGCAACTACTCTTGCGTGTATGAACCAAGTGTTGAACAAGCAATGAAGTATGCCGAGGTGTGGTTTGCTAATGCCGAAATAAGGCGTAAAGAAAATCAAACTCACGCTAAAGCAGTGATGGAAATGATGGCAATTGACAAGAAAGCAGGTATAAC